CTTGTTCATGGTAAAACCAAGGTCTGCGAAGACCTTGACCACGTACTTGTGATAAGCAACCGGGTAGATGAGATCATCACCGTACACCGACACACGATCTTTTCGACTCATTCCGAGTAGGTCTCCTACAGCCCTAATTAGGCAGTAGAATAAAAGAGTTTGAACAGGGAACGTAAAGCCGATACCCATCATCATGAAGGAGACGTTTAAGTACTTCTTCTTTCCGAAGGTATAATACCGGGAACGACCCAAATCCAAAGCTCGTAACCACTCACGTGGTACGAGACGGCACATAAGACTCCATGTAAACGAATTCGACGCATTTGATAGGTCGGCTGTTACATGAGTCCGGCTTTTGGAGTACTTCCTCACCAATTTTCGGTGAGTTTGTTGAAGTTTCCGAATATTCAAGCCGTGTGCGCGAAGACGACGTGTGAAAACCGTACCAAGACCGTTGGAATGAAAACTTCCAAGAACGGTATCCGGTATGATCCCACGCTTTATCTTCCAACTCTTCGGTACGTTTATCATTGCCAGAGCATGTTCACGCGATGGTATGCGAGGGATAGACGTACTACCACCCACACACTCTCCTAGGAGGTTATCCCCGTCTAGTACATGTTTGTAAAACCACGTAGCGTGTTCAGCAGAACCGGTGAGCGTAGCAAGCTTTATATCTAAATATGCTTTACTCGCTGGTACACCAAGATTCGCTTTAATTCCAAACCGGCATGCATCAACGTGCTCATCCAGGTCATAGCGACCCAAGATCTCCTTTATGAGGAGACGAGCTCGTTGCACCACGTTGTAGGTCGACAAGGATACATTTTCATTCGTATCCGCCAGCTGCGTCTGATGAAGTAGGAACTTCTCAAATGTTCGCTGTTCTAACTCTTCGTCGGTGTATGCGTCGTCCTTGAACCGGTATCTCTTGAAAAGGTTCTCAAGTTGAGCCTGCTGTTTAAATAAATAAACAGGCGCTTGAGACCGGGCGGGCCAGGTTAGTCCCCGGAATTCCTTTACTGAGCGGGTGAGCGCAAGCTCCTCCCGAACACAGTAATTGGGCCCTTCAATCGACCGAAAATCTCTGACAAGATGCTTCCATAGAGATTTCATGAAAGCATCGGTACAAAATGGCAACTTTTTCATGGTAGACTCCAATGAAAATTTTGGTTGTTTACGATGGCTCGTTAATCGAGCGATCCATACTTGAAGAAGTTTGCGTAATCGCTATCAAATCCAAGTTGGGATCCCCAGGCTAGCATCTTTGCTACCTCAGCATCAGTTTGTTCAGGGTGCGGTTCCAGGATAACCCGGATGAGGGGGAAAGCCAAGTTTCCATTAGCTAAAAGCTTTGGGAAAACGGCAACAGCCTCATTACGTGCTTTTGAATAC